CACGCGCACCATCCAAGAAATCGAGCTGCACGAGATCAGCCTTGTTCACCGCCCTGCGGCGAGCCGGGCGCGCGTGCTCTCGGTGAAGTCGGCCCCGGCCGTCACCACCGCCGCGAAGGGCGCGGCAATCCTCAAGAGGAAGACCATGGAAAAGAAAGCAACCGCGCCCGGCGGCGAACCGGGCAACGAAGAGACGGCGACCATCGACGAGCGCGTGATCGGGCTCGAAGAGAAGGTCGGCGGAATCGACACTCGGCTCTCTGCCGTCGAAGAGAAGGTAGGCTCCGTCAAGTCCGTCGCCGATCGCATCGAGGCCAAACTGAATCGCCCCGGCGCCACCGTCGAGACCAAGGCCGCACCCGAGAAGGTGGAAGCCAAGGCGTTCGAAGCCTTCGTCCGCAAGGGCGTCGAAAAGATGGGCGCCGACGAAGTGAAGACGCTCCGCGCTGCGGACGGCTCCGCTGGCGGCTATCTCGCCCCGGCCGAGTTCGTGCGCGAGTTGGACAAGAACCTCGTGCACTACTCGCCCGTTCGCCAGGCCGCGCGCGTGTCGAATACGTCGGCCGGTTCGGTGATTCTGCCGAAGCGCACCGGCACCCTCACGGGCGGCTGGGTCGGCGAGATCGAAGAGCGGCCCGAGAGCGAGCCGGCCTATGGCGAACAGGAACTGGTGGTTCACGAGATCGCCGTCTCCGTCCCGGTGAGCAATCAGCTCCTCGAGGACAGCGCCTTCAATCTCGACAACGAGCTTGCTTCCGACTTCGCCGAGGAGTTCGGCCGGATCGAAGCCGTTTCCTTCGTCGCCGGCAACGGCGTGAAGAAGCCGCTGGGCATCCTCAACACGCCCGGCATTCCGACGATCAACTCGGGCAACGCCAGCACCCTCGGCTCGGCGGACGCGCTGATCGACCTCTATCACTCCCTGCCGAGCTTCTACGCCGCGAACGCCGCGTGGGGCATGAACCGAACCACCATGGGCGCGGTGCGCAAGATGAAGGACGGGAGCGGTTCCTACCTGTGGCAGGAAGCCATTTCCGAGGGCAACCCGCCGACCATCCTCGGCCGGCCGGTGGTCGAGATGCCGGACCTTCCCGACGTTGCGGCGAGCGCCTTGGCGGTGGTCTTCGGCAACTTCCGGTTCTTCCGCATCTTCGATCGCGTCAACCTGTCGGTCCTTCGTGATCCGTACAGCCAGGCGAAGTTCGGCAAGACCGTCTTCCATGCTCGCCGTCGCCTCGCCGCTGGCGTGACGAAGCCCGAGGCGTTCCGCCTCCTCAAAATCGCGGCGTAAGGAGGAATGATCCCATGCGCGACATGAGACAGAACATCAGCACGGTCATGGGCCTCGCCCCGGGCGTGCTCACTGCCGACGCCAACGGCGTCACCGTCGATCGCCTCGGCTTCGATAGCGTTACCTTCGCGGTAGCTATGGGAGTGGGCGGCGACACCTTCACGGGCTCGAAGCGGCTCGACTTCATCGTGGAGCACAGTGACGACGGCACCACATGGGCGCCGGTCGGAGCTGACAACGTGATCGGCGCCGAGGCCGACGTGAACGGCGTGGTGCTATCGCAGCGGACTGCCCATGCCGCCGCCGACGTGCGGCGCATAGGCTACGTGGACGGCACGATCGGCGACCGCCGCTATGTCCGGTTGAACCTGGACGTGGTGGGGACGCACGGCGCCGGCACGCCGCTCGCCGTCGTCGCGATCCTCGGCAACCCCGCCAGCAAGCCGGTGGCGTGATCCCTTTGCCGGCCCGAGGCGTCACGCTCCGGGCCGGCTCTTCTCGATGAAAGGGAGAGAGGCCGATGCCGCTCATTCTCGTGACGCCACCGGCAGCCGATCCGGTTTCGCTGGACGAGGCGAAGGAACACATTCACGTCGATCACAACGACGAAGATGCTCGCATTGAGGGCTTAATCCTGACCGCGACGCGCAAGCTCGACGGCCAGTCCGGCCTTCTCGGCCGATGCCTGATTTCGCAGACCTGGCGCATGACGCTCGATCGCTTCTCGAATGAGATCGTGCTTCCGCTGCCGCCCTGTATCGCCGTCGCTGGCATTTCCTACCTGAACAGCTCTGGCGGCGAAGTGGACGTGGACGCGGCCGACTATCGCGTGACCGGGCTCGGCAGTCTCGACGGCGCTCGCATCCGTGCTGCCCGTGGCAAGAGCTGGCCGGATACCTTCGACACCGGGAGCGCCTTCGTCGAGTTCACCTGCGGCTTTGGCGATGATCCCGAAGACGTGCCCGAGCCACTGCGCACCGCGATCATGATGCACGTCGGGCATCTCTATGAGCACCGCGAGAGCGTGACGCTCGGCACCGGCTTCATCACGGAGACGCCGCACGGCTACGAGGATCTGATCCGCGACTATCGTCTGTGGAGCTTCTGACCATGCGGGCGGGCGACCTCGATCGGCGGATCACGATCCTTCGCTATGAGCTGGGGGGCGATGATGGCTACGGCAATCAGGTCGAAATCTATGTGCCAACCGAAGTGGTTTGGGCCGAGGCGAAGCAAGAGAGCGGGCGGGAGTTCTTCGCCGCCGCTGCCATTCAGTCCGAACGCAAGGTGATCTTCAAGCTGCGTTGGATCGAGCCCGAAGTGCGCGTCTATGACCGCGTGCTTTACAGCGAGCGCGAGCACAACATTCACGAGGTGCGGGAGCTGGGCCGGAAGGAAGGGCTTGAGCTACACACCACGGCGAGCGGGTGACGCAATGCCGTGGTCCGCACCGAAGCACTGTCCCGCCGGTCATCCGCCTTTCCGTGAGAAGCGATGCCCTGTCTGCGCTGCGGCCCATAAGGCTGCGGCTGATGCACGTCGGCCGTCTGCCCGCGCCAGAGGATATGATTCGAAGTGGGAGCGCGAGAGCAAGGCATTCCTCGCTCTGCCCGAGAACCGCCTGTGTGCCTGCGGCTGCGGCCGGATCGCCGACATGGTGGATCATCGCATCGCGCACAAGCGCGACATGCGCCTCTTCTGGGACCGATCGAACTGGCAGCCGATGGCGCGAGGATGCAACAGCCGGAAGGCGATCCGAGAGGAAGGCGCGTTCGGCAACCCGATCGCCGAGGCCAGGGGGAGGTTCGAATTTTGACCAATCCCGCCCGGACCGGCGCCCCCGTCTCGCGCGCAACATCGTGGAAATTGGGATTTCCCGAAAAGAGGAATCCATGAAAGGCCGCAAGCCGAAGCTGGCAGTCATCGAAGGCGGCTTTGCGCCTGGCCGCTGCCCGGCCGCGCCGTCATGGCTCACGTCGCAGGCAAGGGCCGAGTGGAAGCGATCCGCGCCACAACTTCACGGCCGAAAACTCCTCACCGCCGACACTATGGCGACGCTGGAGAGCTACTGCGTCGCGGTCGGGATCGTCCGCGAGTGCGAAGAAATCATGGGCCGCGACGGCCGCATGATCGACGGCGAGGACGGCCTGAAGCCGCACCCCGCGTTCAAGATGCAATCCGCAGCCATGCGCGAAGCTCGCCTTCTGGCGGCCGAGTTGGGGCTGACGCCGCACCGACGCGGCGCGAAGGGCAAGGACGAAGGAAACCAAAGCAATGGCTGGGACGCCGATCTTCTCGCCTGATCCGGCGCTATACGAAGACCCGACAGGACGCGCCGACAGGATTTGCCGTTTCGTGCGACGGCTGCGGCTATGGGAAGGCGACTTCGCCGGCCAGCACTTCCACCTTCACGGCTTTCAGGAAGCGATCGTCCGCCGCATCTATGGGCCGAGCACCGACGATGGCGCGCGCCTGGTGCGCATGGCGTGCATCTGGATTCCCCGCGGCAACGCGAAGACGACGCTTGCCGCCGCGCTGGGGCTGGCACACTTCCTCGGGCCGGAAGCCGAGGCCGGCGGACAGGTCGTCATGGCCGCAGCCGATCGAGAGAATGCCGGCATCGCCTTCAACTCGGCGCATCAATTCGTCCTGCAAGATGACACGCTTGCCGGCCGCGTCCGCGCCGTCGAGAGCCGCAAATCTCTGGGGCATCCGAAGACGAAGAGCACGCTGAAGGCCATTTCCTCAGAAGCCTATTCGAAGCACGGTCTCAACGTGTCGTTCTTCCTAGCCGATGAAATTCACGCTTGGCCGACTGGCGAAGGCCGAAAGCTCTTTAAGACCGTAACCGATTCCATGGTGAAGCGGTCGCACCCGCTTACGGTCATCATCTCGACGGCCGGCGACGGCCAGGGCGGCCTTGCGTGGGACTTGTGGCAGTATTCGCACAAGGTGGCCTCGGGCGAGATCGACGACCCGACCTTCGCGCCGATCATCTTCGCCGCGCCGCCCGATGCTGACTGGCGAGACCAAAAAGCCTGGCACATGGCGAACCCCGCCATCGAGGCCGGTTTCTGCTCTCTCGAAGAGCTGAGGATCAAAGCGCGCCGGATCGAGCACTTCCCGGCCGAGATCGCTGACTTCCGTCGCTTCCATCTAGACCAATGGCAGGAAGGCGCGGCGCAACCGTGGCTC